AAATAGCACTCGGGGCCGGGGTTCCTATTGCGGCCGTGTTTCGTGATCAATTCCCGCCCGAGTTTCTAGGGCGGCCCGTTATTAATGGGGATAATAGCGACCTAGTAAATAGCAAGGCCGGGCCGGTTATCTTAGGATTGAAGGCGAAGGGCTCACTAGCCAAGGCGGACAATTCCGGTTTCGTGGTGGATCCGGTAAAAATTCCCGTTTTGGCCGTAGCTTAATGAGCCGGGAAAAATTCCCGCTCGGATCAATTCGGCCCCTTTATACGATAATTGGTTTCGTCGTGTTTTGGTGGTTCGTATTGTCCGGGGTTGCCGGGTGGTTTCATTAACGCCATTAATTAACAACATTACTCCGCCCTTTACTAGGGGCGGATTATGTGCTTATAATGTCCATAAGGCCGGGGCATGGTGCCCGGGCTATAACTAGCAAATGGAGAAATTCAATATGAATATTCAAAATAACCCTAACGTTTTTTCACTAACCCGCGCCGGGTTTAACTGGCCGGAATTAACCGAAAAAACAGACTTTAACGCTGAACTAGTGAACATCGGAACCGGTGAAGCACCGGCCGCCGGTAATGCATGGGCGGCAAATTTTAACCCAATAGACCCGACAATCGGCCGCGCTGTAATTCGTGAGGATAACCGCCAGCCGCTCGGGATAGTCGGGGCGCGGTATGGTATCGCACCGAATGCGCCTATTTATGACATGATGAAAGCCGGGGCCGAAACGGCACTAGGCCGCCACGATTTAAACGGCGTTGAATTGCTGGAACAGTCCAGCTACGGCGGCCAGTTTACCCGGCTCGAATTAACCTTCCCAAATATGGGTGCGGATATTCGCCAGCTAAACGGATCCAGCACACAGCTATTATTTAAAATCGGGTTAACTAATAGTTTCAATGGATCCGGCGCAATTCGATTGTTTGCCGGGGCCGTAGATCTATGGTGCGCTAACGGTTGCGTGTCCGGTGAATACACCAAAAAGGCGGCGCGGCATACTTCGGGATTTACCCCGGAAATATTCGCCGGGTTTATTGAGGCCGAATTCGCAAAATATCTTGAGCGCGTTAGAACGTGGCAAGCTTGGGCCCGGGCCGAGATTAACCCGAGCCAAGCCGAGGCCGCGTTAGAAGCCGCCGGGATGTCAGGCCGCCGGGTTGCTAGCATGATGGAACAATTCGACACCGAGGCCGCAAGCCGGGGCCGTACCGTTTGGGCTTTATATTCTGCCCTTACTTTTTATAGCTCGCATAATTCCGAACGGTTCGGGGTTCGCAATTCCGGGAACGTGGACAACGAGGCCGTGACGTTAGACCAGCGCGAACGCGAGGTGAGCCGGGTTATTGGTTCGGATGCATGGGCCCGCCTAGCGGCCTAACTAACGAGGCCCGGGGCCGTGGTGGTTCCCGGGCTTTTCACTAGCTAAACAAACGAGGTTTAAAAATGACATATCAAAATAACGAATATACAAACCGCCCGAGCCTATCCCGCCGGGTATTAGAATTAACCGGGGCCGGGGCTTTTATGCTAGCCTTTTCTTATTTCATGGTTTGGGTTTTGCTTAATTGGTTAATGGGTTGTGGCGAAGCTTTTTACCAAGCGGACGGTTCCTATATTATGGGCGATTGCGCCCCGTTCTTGCCTTGGGAATTTTTTAGCCCTAACTGGTAACGAGCCCCCGCCCATAACATAACGAGCCCCGGCATTGTCCGGGGTTTTTTTATGCCTATTGATTGCGAGGCCGTAACGAGCCGCTAGCGGGCTTTTAATGGTTCGCCGGGGGTTTGGTTCCCCGTATCGGTTCCCGGGCTTGTAAGGGGCATATATTGCGGCCGTGGTTCCCGTTAGTTATCCCGGGGGCTTTATCCGGGGCCGTGGTTCCCGTTAGCTTGTCCGGGCTTGTATCGGTTCGGGTTGCGTTAAAGAGTGCACCAAGCCGCCGCGTCCGCCCGTTATCGGAAAGCGTAAAGGGGGATAGGGGTATTTTCTCGGGATATTCCCGGGCCGTTTATCATAACGTTATGAGCCCCGTTTTCATGCGGCCTTATTTCGCAAGGGTTCCGGGCCGTTAGTGAAAAAACCCCGAGTGATATTTTTTTATTTATTATTATTTATTACCCCGATAATTTACCCGGGGCCGCTAGCGTTAAACCCTTACAAATAAAGGGTTCCGGGGCTATTACGGGGCCGAGGTAGCGGGCCAGCCGAGGGGCCGGGCAGGTGACGGGTGGGGGGTAGCCGTTACCGTATACAAACACGACACAATTTCAGGAAAATAGCACTGTCAACGGCCTATGCTTGATCCGTATGAGGGCCCCGGGACAAATAACTGTAAACCCAAGGTATATAGATACCCATTTTTGGGGTCAGTGTTGACAAACTGTAAAGCTATCGTGCCCCAAGCGTACTAGTAATGCATTTTATAATACAAGATATGCACCCTAATACGTCTTAATGACACTAATTATGGTAAAAAAGTACCCTTAGTTGTTGCTATTTGGTATAATCTTTCGTATATTAGTATCTAAGTACAACACAAAGGTTTAGATATGTTTCTAGATGATGGAAAAGCATCGCTCAATCTGGATATCAGTGTAGAGAATGACTTAGAAGTAGACGCTGAAGGCGTACTACATATTGTCACTTTCATATTTCTCGAAGACAGTGATGAGCCTACAGAGATCAAACTCAGTTTTGAGGAGGTTATTGAAAACCTCATTGATTTCTACCGTGATGACCCAGTTGATAAAGCCGGGTACCAGCAACTCTATTCAATCGCGAATGAATTCTCCCGCCATGCGGACAGACTACGGGATGTAGCTGGTCAGATGGAAGATCGCAATATTTCAGGGGATCTCTTTGATGGAATCATCGATCCAAAATACAACTCCACCGTATAGCCTCTATCGCTCCGAGCGTATGGAAGGTTTAGATGCTACTCAGATAGGTGAGGTAGGCGAACATTTCGTAGCCAGTGTCTTAGGCGGTTTTGGATTAGAGGTCTTCAAGACAAACGGTAAAGGATTTGATCTTCTCGTCATGGGTGACAACCCTATTCGAGTAGATGTGAAGACTAAGAGCTCGTTAGACGGGCAAAGAATTTACAACATAAAAAAAGGCAAGAAGACAAACTACAGGGACTTCAATCCCCAAGCTTGTGACATCTTTGCCTTGGTATGTTTAGAAGATTTATCTCTGTCTTTTCATAGATCAGAGGATTACGCGGGTAAGAGAAGCATCTACGTTAATGCTAAAGCACACAGTGCTACTGACCCGTATGAAAGTTGGGTGTCCGCAACGGACATAAAAAAGGCCGAGTGGGCTATCTAATATATATACCCTCGGCCGAACACGTTCTTATTTTAGCACGGATTTTTAGTTCTGTCTAGAGTCATTTCAGAATAAATGTCACAGGTCACCCGTAGTAATAACTAGCTAATTTGTCAACAGGTGTTGCCAATTGACAATAATAGTGGTATAACAAGCGACAGGTGCAATGGCTAAACTAAAAAAGCCCGAACCTTCTCAAGCTATAAACCTCATATACATAAGGGCCGCGATTTTAGCCAACACAGGCGTAAATCTGACCTTAGAAGAAGTTCGTAGGTACCTTGTAGAAGAAAAGCTAATAACCCCTTCTCAAGCGCGTTCCAACGCGCAGATTTTCAAGGGCTATTCAGAATTCTATGGAGAAGAGGTTTTCACGGTGGAAGATCCGCGTGAAGACGACAGCATTTTTTAACGTGAAAACTTAAAGGTGGGACAATGAAAGTAACTAAAGCAAATTGTGGCGCATCCGTGAAAGCGGCTAATGGCGGCTACATGAAAGTTAAGAAGACAGGCTACAATGAAGGTGGTGCGGCTTCTAAGAAGAAATCCGATATGGATGATCGTTCTAAGTATTCCAAACGCGCCGATGGCGTAGCGGCATCTAAGGGCGGTATGGCTTCAAAAAAAAAAGTAAAAAAGTATAACCAAGGCGGAGCTAGTGGCCGTGTTGCAGTAAACGTATGTAATGCGTGTACGACACCGAAGAAGTGTACGACTAATGGTCGTTGCGCTAAGTCAGGCAAGAAACTTACTTAATGCCTAAATTATGCGCCAGAGGTAAGCGGGCCGCAAAGTCTCGCTACGATAAATACCCATCAGCTTATGCGAACGGCCATGCTGTCCGTGTTTGCAAAGGGGATATTGCTGGTCTTGATGGCAAGAAGAAAGCATCAGGCGTCTACGCTCAAGGCGGTGGTTATGTAATGAGTAAAGGTGGTCTTGCTGAATGGTTCGGACAGAACGATGGCAAGGGCTGGGTTGATTGCAAGACAGGTAAGCCGTGTGGTCGAAAAGAAGGTGAGAAACGTGGTTATCCCGCGTGTCGCCCGACTATGGCGCAGTGCAAGAAATCGAAACCTAAGACAGCGAAGACGAGCGGTAAGCGCGTTGAGTGGACTAAGCCACCTAAGTAAGGGGATATATTATGGCTAATAAGCCAGTAGATAAAAAGAAGATGGCTTGTAATAAGCCCCGCCGTACCCCGGGCGGTTCTAAGAAGTTCGTTGTAAAAGCGTGTCAGGATGGCACGGAAAAAATTGTTCGCTTCGGAGATCCCAATATGAGGATCAAGAAGTCTAACCCGAAACGCCGTAAGTCATTTAGAGCTCGGCACGGGTGCGATAAAGCGGGGGCTAAAAATAAATTAACGGCGAAGTATTGGTCGTGTAAAAAGTGGTAATGGGATGGAATTAGATATCAGGATGTTGGTCACGCTAGGGGGGATGCTAGCCAGTGTCGCGTCAGCGGCGGCGATTGCTAGACAGCAAATTAAGCATCTTGAAGAAGAAATTAAAGAAATGAAATCCGTCTGTAATAAGATGGAATTACGTCTTGACCGTAACGACATGACCACAAGCATAAACGAACAAAAAATAAGTGAATTGTCGATAGTGTCTTCTCCCAAGGAAAGAGAAGGATTGGTTAGAGAATTAGAGGGGCTGAAAAAAGATATTGCCTTTCTTAACAAAACAGGTAATAATTAATGTCAGAAGAAAAGCAACTTACGGAAAAGCAAAACGCCTTTCTTGAGGCCCTAGTTGGGGAAGCAAGAGGGGATATTCGTTCAGCCATGAGGGTTGCAGGTTACTCTGACTCAACCAAGGTTCACGAAGTAGTAACACCCTTACGCGAAGAGATTGTAGATCGTGCCAGTATGATGCTGGCGATGAACGCACCTAGAGCAACATTCTCAATGATCGATGTATTGCATGATCCAGCGGCGATGGGAGCTCGCAACGCAGTTGCGGCGGCGCGTGAAATCTTAGATCGTTCCGGCTTGGTCAAAAAGGAACAGGTAGAAATAAAGGGGCCCGAAGGCGGAATATTTATTTTGCCACCTAAACAAGTAGAGCCCGATGACAATGAGCAAAACGAAAACTAATTTTTGGGATAACAAAAAAAGACCTAATGAAACTGCAAAAATTCCATACGGCTATAGAGCCAGTAAAGATGATCTTCTTGTACTTGTGGCAAACGATGAAATCGTGGTTCATGTCGAGCAAGCAATGGATTACCTCGACAATGGGCAAAGTTATAGGGAAGTCGCTAATTGGCTCTCTGAAACAACTGGCGAAACAATCAGCCATCAAGGCATTGCTAATATTTGGAAACGCGCTCGCGGCGATACTAGCTCGCGCTCTAAACAGCTTAGAGCTAATAAACGTAAGACTGCGCCAAAAACTAAAGAACAACGAGAGCTCGCAAGCCTAAAGAAAAAAGAGGCGGCGGCGAAAAGAAGTTTAACCGTAACTAAAAAGAAATTAGGACAGTTAAAAGAACATGATGAACATCTACCCCAGCCCAACACTCCAACACACACATATACAGAGGGGGTTAGTGGCGGGTTAGATTTTGATGCTAAACCAAAAGATAGAGAAGTCATTTTTGCGCCGAACCCCGGCCCACAGACAGAGTTTCTCTCGGCATCAGAAAGAGAAGTCCTATATGGGGGCGCGGCAGGTGGCGGAAAAAGCTTCGGCCTTCTTGCAGACCCGATGCGGTACTTCTCAAACGGAAACTTCGTTGGACTTATACTGCGAAGAACAAATGACGAGCTCAGAGAACTTATATGGAAATCTCAAGAGCTTTATCCGAAAGCGTACCCGGGAGCGAAATGGGCGGAGAAGAAAAGCCAATGGACGTTCCCAAGTGGGGCTAAGTTATGGATGACATATCTGGAACGTGATGAAGACGTTCTACGATATCAGGGTCAGGCATTTAGTTACATCGGAGTGGATGAACTCACACAATACGCCACCCCATTTTCGTGGCAATATCTTCGATCACGACTTCGTACAACTAATCCTGACCTGCCTGTATTTCTTCGGGCAACAAGCAACCCGGGCGGCCCCGGCCATCAATGGGTTAAAAAGGCCTTCGTAGATCCTGCACCCGCTGGTAGTGCTTTTGATGCTACCGATATTGAATCGGGAGAAGTGCTGAGATACCCGGATACTCACGAGAAGGCAGGTCAGCCCCTATTTCAACGTAGGTTTATTCCTGCAACACTTAAAGATAACCCGTACCTATACAAAGAAGGTACATACGAAGCCAACTTGTTATCTCTGCCTGAAATGCAAAGGCGGCAATTACTAGATGGCGATTGGGCGATGGCTGATGGAGCTGCGTTCAGCGAGTTTAGACAACTAACTCATGTATGCGAACCGTTTGAGATACCACACGAGTGGCGCAGATTTAGGTCCGCAGACTTCGGTTATAGTTCTTATAGTGCGGTACACTGGTTTGCTATTGACCCCAGTTACGAAACACTTTATGTTTACCGTGAACTGTACCTTAGTAAGCACACTGGTAGGGATTTAGCTAAAGCCGTACTAAGTGCTGAAGAAGGCGATAACATACAGTACGGAATCCTAGACAGTTCATGCTGGCACAACCGAGGGCAAATTGGTCCTAGTATTGCAGAAGAAATGATTTCCGAAGGATGTCGATGGCGTCCATCTGATCGATCTGCAGGGGCTAGGGTAGCTGGCAAGAACAGATTACATGAATTACTTAAAGTAGATGAAGAGACAGAAATACCCGGCATAGTATTTTTCAACAACTGCCGACAGATCATTGCAGATCTACCTGTCATTCCTACAGACCCCAAAGGTACAGACGATATCGATCCTAGATATGCCTCTGACCACGCTTACGACTCGATACGCTACGGCATCATGTCCCGTCCTAAAGCATTCTCACCATTTGATTTTGGAGACAAACCCATAAACAGATGGCAACCCTCTGACTCAGTATTTGGATACTAATATGGCTTTAATGACTAGACCGGAAGATATCTCACCAGATACACCTACAGAAAATACTAATGTTGTGGCTCTGGAAGAAGATGGTAACGTAGAAGAAGAAAACATCGAGTTTTCTGGTCTGGTTGCTCATGTCCGGGAACGCTACGAGCGTTCTAAAACAAGACGTGAATCCGACGAAGAACGATGGCTAATGGCTTACCGCAATTACCGTGGTATTTACGGACCAGAAGTACAATTTACGGACACAGAAAAGTCCAAAGCATTCATTAAGATTACAAAGACCAAGGTTTTGGCTGCATATGCACAGGTTACAGACGTACTCTTTGCTGGCAGCAAGTTTCCTATTGGTATTGAGGCCTCTCGATATCCTGAAGGTGCTGCTAAGTCCATGCACTTTGAGGCTCAGACACAAACTGGCCCAGATGGTAAAACTCCTCTGCGTCCTATTAGTCCTCGCCCCGAGTTATTGGAACAGGCAGGTCCATATAAAGACAGGCTAGATCCAGTTAAGGACTCTTTGCAAGATGGTCCGGGTGCTACCCCCACATCCGCTACATTTGAACCTGCCAAGAAGTCTGCAAGACTTATGGAAGGCATGATACATGATCAGCTCGAGGAATCTGACGCTGACAAGCACTTACGCTCCGTAGCATTTGAGTGTTCTTTGTTTGGTACAGGTATTCTAAAGGGTCCGTTTGCAGCAGACAAAGAATATCCCCGCTGGAATGACAAAGGCGAGTATGATCCTACATTTAAGACTATTCCAAAGGTAGAATCTGTTTCTATTTGGAATATGTACCCAGATCCTGATGCACGTAGCATGCATGATGCTGAGTATGTGGTTCAACGGCACAGAATGAGCCGTACACAAATACGTGCGCTTAAAAACCGCCCATTCTTCCGTGAGGAAAGCATTGAACTGGCGATTGAGTTTGGCGCAGATTACACCCAGCAATATTGGGAAGAAATTTTAGAAGATAACCAAACACAATCAGATATTGAGCGTTTTGAGGTACTAGAATACTGGGGTGTTGTTGATAGCGAAACGGCTGAAGCAGCAGACCTTGATATACCGGATGAACTAAGTGATCGTGACGAAATACACATAAATGCTTGGATTTGTAACGGACAGATCCTGCGCTTAGTGATGAACCCGTTTACTCCTACTCGCATTCCTTATTCTGCAGTACCATTCGAACTTAATCCCTACGGATTCTTCGGCATTGGCGTTGCAGAGAACATGGAAGACACACAGCTTCTCATGAACGGTTTTATGCGGATGGCAGTGGACAATGCGGCGCTATCTGGCAACCTTCTAGTTGAAGTTGATGAGACGAATTTGGTACCGGGCCAAGATATGTCCATTTACCCGGGCAAAGTGTTTCGGAGACAGGCTGGCGCACCCGGACAGGCGATTTTTGGCACTAAGTTCCCTAACGTAAGCCAAGAGCTAATCATGATGTTTGATAAAGCTCGACAGCTATCAGATGAAAGCACAGGTATGCCTTCATTTGC